CGCTCATGTTTGAGCAGTTCGCGTAAAGACGGTCTATGGCCCGGGTAAGTAAGCCCGAGCATAATAGGGTCAGTCAAATGATCGCGGTGCCAGCGTTTCTCTGAGCCATCGCAATTGGTAATGTCGCCCTCATGAGCCGTTGTAAGCTTCACAGGACAAAGACGCGCGTGCAACAAAGGGTCACCAATAGCGCCACCGGTTGCAACCGCATGCACCCGCCGCTCCACATCCGCCGGACTGCGACCACAGCCCACCCAAGGGAACGTGTCCTTCAAGTGGTCCATTATCGCAAGAGTGAAACAGCCAAGCGGTGCGTTGTGGTCCCCATCACAGTTCACAATCTGTCGAGGCTTGTGCCCTGGTTCGCCCTTCATAAAGCCACGCATCACGCGGGGGCCAATCTCGGGGGTCACAAAGGTATGCAAGTGCTCGACAGTGTTACGCTGTGCGGGGCGTGTCCAACGCTCTGCCAACTGCCAAATCTCCAGTGGGTGCACGGTCCCTCGGCTGTCACCAAGCACAAGGCGCACAAACTCGGCCGCATAGCCCGCGAGATCCTGCTTGAACGTATGACGACGGAATTTCTCCTGCGTCATTCGTACGCGGACCTCGTGAGCCGTTGCAGCGTTGGCAGCGCACCGTGCTGGGACAGGCGTTGGGATCGTAACAAGCGGAGGGGCGTAAGCTATCGCCACCTCATTCCCGGTCGGGCTGTCAGCGGGGCCGGCGCTATGGTCGCAAACATAATGTTGTGGAGCAGGAACCAGTTCGAAATGTAAACCTCCAGTAGGCAAAACAAGGCCGCCACCGCTGGGAAGCCAACCAGCTCGCAAAAGTGCGAAAATGATTGGAGCCCAGGGGATGCGTCCCTGTTTGCTAGAGGCCACCTGCGAAACCGACATCCAGCGCTCAACATCAACAGGATGCTTTAGACCAAGCGCACGGGCCTTCTCAGCCCAACCGATATATTCCAACCGTGATACCTCCAAAGACTCAAATGTGCCTGGGCACCCGACTGAAACAGTATTCCCTCCATAGTCCACGACAGGATAATATTTGTCGGAACCCGGAATGAACACGTTACAATCGAGGCGCTTAAGCGTCCTACGCGGTACTGAAGTCCAATAAGGAAAAGCAACACAGGAGATAGGAAACATACCCACAATGCGGCGGCCAGACGGGCAAAGACGCTGTTCGACAAGATAAGTCAAACAGTTTCCCCACCAGTCAATTACCGAAACATTGTCAAGGTTGTAATCCCACAGAGGATGCTGATACGTGGCACCACCATTAACACGCAACGACAACAAAGTGCCGGTGTGTGAGGCGCGCCCAGCGGTATCAACATATTTCCCCTGGACCAACTCCCAACTGATATTATTACCAACTCCAGCTGCACACGTGGGAACCAAGGTGTACATCAGGATCGGCCGACCAAAACGCAACCAAGAGTTCATGTCAGTGTAATAATCCACATCGACCATGGTGATAATATTATTTTCACCAATCTGGTCCATGTAAAGATGTTCCTCTGCAAGATCCTTGGCCATGTATGGCAACCGACACCCAGCACAGCGCTGCCCGCTCTGAAAATGATCGCGAGAGCAAGCAGACACCGCGTAAGGTTCATATCCAGCAGCCCTAACCGCTGTATGGAACGCAATAGTAACAGAAGTGCGTTCGTTGGCGGCTTCGGGATGGGAATGACCCGGTGGCGACCCAATCTGGTTTATACGCGACAGGCTACTCAACAGTGTCTTGCGCAAATCCGCGTCAAACATAC